AGACATCGCCGAACGACGGAACGGGGACGCCGCTGCGTACGGCATTCCAGTACACGAACAGCAACTTCAGCGAGCTGTACACGGCTGTCGGCCCGAGCGGCAACAACATCGTCGTACCGGGAGCCGCCACCATCACCGGCGACCTGACGGTGGACACCTCGACGCTGAAGGTGGACAGCGCGAACAATCGGGTGGGTATTGGGACGGCGAGTCCGTTAAATGCACTTCATGTTTTAGGATCTACTACTGGAAATGTCGGTAGAATTGTTGGTGGCGGTTCTGGTCAGCCTTTGTTCTTGTATTCTGACAACTCTGGATCTGGTGTTAACAATGGATCTAATGGCAGTTACGGAACTGGATTGTATTTTAGCAACGCAAGCAACTTCCTAGCGTTTTACACAGATACAGGTAGCGGTGGAACCGAAAAGGCTCGCATCGACTCCACCGGCAACGTCGGCGTGGGGCGTTCTCCTTCATATCGTTTACAAGCATCTTCTGGAACCAAAACGACGACCGCTTCTCTTGCTACCGTCGCAGGAATCACAACGACCGATGCGGATGACTTCGGCATTTACTTCCGACTCAAGACGGATGCCACCGGAGCGAATCGTTACGCCGCAATCACTTCGTTCGACAACGGTTCCGGAAACGGTGCGCGTGACTTGGTGTTGCAGGATCTTGGCGGCAACGTCGGCATCGGGGTTAGCACGTTTGGAACATCTGCCGCTAAGGTTCTCGGTCTTGCAAACGCTACCGCTCCCAGCACTTCTCCTGCTGGAATGGGTCAGCTCTACGTCGAAGCCGGTGCGCTGAAGTACCGTGGATCTTCCGGCACCGTCACCACAATTGCCAACGCCTAATCTACCATGAACATCTCTTGGATCATCGAACGCCTTCTCGTTAAGCCGACCGAAGGCACTCTCACCGATGTCGTCATCACCGCCGACTGGAGGTGCAACGGCACCGAGACAACCGGCAGCGAAGACACCGAGCAGACCTACAGCGGCACCTGCTACGGCTCCTGCTCGTTCGCGCCTCCTACGGAGGGCTTCACGCCGTACGACCAGCTCACCGAGCAGCAGGTTCTGGACTGGTGCTACGCCAACGGCGTCGATCAGAAGGCCATCGAAACCAACGTGGTCATCCAAATCGCCAACCAGATCAACCCGCCCGTGGTTGCTTTGCCGCTGCCGTGGGTGCCGGTTGTTGAGCCGGTTGTTGTTGCGAATGATGCGTCTGTCGCCGATGCTTCGGCGGCATGATTACAATCCAACTAACGACCGAACAAGTTAACAACCTACTGCAACTCATCGACATCGCCATCAAGGCTGGCGGCTTTCAGAACGCTAAGGTCGGAGTACCTCTGGCCGACTTGATTCTGGAAGCCGCCAAATCTTCGCAGCAGATTGAAATAGCCAAGTAAATCATCCCATGACTGAATCCCACTTCATGCGAGACATGCTTGCTGCGGTAAGTGGGCCAGCCATCGGAATACTCGGGAACGCGGTTTTCTCAGACCCGAACCTCAAGACGGCATCGCTCGCGTTCGGTGCCGTCACTGCTTTTATTGTCTGCCTATCCAAAGCAATCGACCTGTACCGAAAGTTCAAATGAACCCCAATCTTACCTCTCTCATCCGCCATCTTCTATCCGCCGCTGGTGGTTTCCTCGTCGCCAAAGGTTTGGCTAGTGCCGATCAGGTCGCTGAACTTGCCGGTGCCACCGTGAGCATCATCGGCGTTGCTTGGTCGATCTTCAATAATAAGAGCAAGAAGGCCGAGAGCGAGAAGCCTGAGTGATGAACTTTCTGGCCGACTTGGTGATGAAGCTGGTCATCTGGCTTCATGCGCTGACCAAGGAGGATGTCTCAAGTGAAGACGCCAAGAAACAACCTGATCTTAAGCGCGGTCTGCTTGCTCGCATTGATGAGCATGAGCGTGAGCTGCGCGAGCCGGGTGATTTACGTCCCCCACGGTGAGCCTGTACGCCTCGCTGAGAGCGTTGAGGCGCGAGTGTGGACTGTTGACGCCAGCGGCAAAACGGTGCGTAGTAAGAACCGAATTACCATCCATGAGGGTTGGTACGCATTGCCGAAGGAATGAAAAAGAACGTCCCAACGAACAAGTCGCTTTACAGCAAGATGAAGGCGGCGGCGAAAGCCAAGTTCGACGTTTATCCGAGTGCGTACGCCAATGGCTGGCTTGTTCGCGAGTACAAGCGGCGTGGCGGCAAATACAAGGTTGCCGATGTCAGGTAATAAGCCGCAGAGGGGAGGACTTGGCCGATGGTTCGCCGAGAAATGGGTGGACATCAAAACCGGCAAGCCGTGCGGTCGTCAGGAGGGTGAGGAGCGCGCCGGATATCCCGCTTGCAGGCCGACAAAGCGCATCAGCGAGAAGACCCCGAAGACTCTTGGTGAGATGAGTAGCGCGGAGAAGGCTCGATTCAAGCGCGAGAAAACCAGCTTCCAGAAGATCGGTTACCAGCATAGGATGCGGAAGAAGAAGGAAAAAATATGAGCCATAACGCACCATATCGCGGTTCGCCGTCAGTCTCACGACCTAGCGGAAGCGGACCTTACAAACAGTCGCCGCCGCCGAAGCCTCCGGTAAAGCCGGTTACAAAGCCGGTTCCGAGCGGTAGCGGTCCTTATCGGAAATAAACGAAAATCCCCCGGTGGCTTCGAAACCATCGGGGGATAATTGTTTCAGCGTCCTAACGACTTCAGAACGCTCGCAACGAAGTCCTCGCTCTTGGCAGAATTTACATTGGCCGACTTGAAGCCAGGATTCGTCGCCTTCGAGCTGACTCCCGGCTCGCTGCCACGATACTTCGCCAGTTCGGCTTGCAAGCGTTTGTTTACCTCAACCTGAGAATAGAGAAGCTCGCGGTACTTCGGCGCGGCAGCAGCCCAAAGAGCGGCTTTGGCGAGGTCTTCTTCGCTGTTTTCACCATTGAAGATCTGCTGCGCGAGGCTGAGACGCTGGTTCAGCTCGCCATTCCATTCTTCATCTCCCTCACGCGGCTCGAAGATTTCAAGTGCGCGAGCATTCTCGCTCACCTTAGCCCAGGTTTTACTGGCCGACTCCAACGCAGCCTTCGTACCCTGCTCGTTGTCCTGCTGATACTTCGAGATGATGGCGTCGTAATCGGACTTAGCCTCGGACATCTCCGCAGCCCTATCGCCGTTAATCTCGTCGTAGCGAACGATTAGCGCGCCGAGCTTGGCTTTCTTGGATGGCGAAAGACCTTCAACGATGTCATCGATCTGCGAGTTCCGGTAGTCGCTCTCAGGCGACTTGAGTAGGCCAACAAGTCGTTCTCCATCGGTGCCGACAAGACCCTTCACCGATTCGAAAACTCCGTTAATCTTGCCCTCGTACTTCTTGACGAACTCAGGATGACGCTCGATGTCCAGCAATCGAACACGCTCGGAAAGCGCGTCACGCTCCTCCTGCAAGGTCTTGAGCTGCGCCTCGAAGTTAGGATTGGTGGTCTTGCCAGCTTTCAGCTCGTCCAATTGCTTCGCAAGTTGCGCCTTCTCCTCCTTGATCTTGCGGAATGCGTCAGCGGCTTTCGTAGACTTGATCGTCTCGGGGATATCGGAATCAGCGTCCGTAGAAGTCGGAGCTTCGGCGGCCTGCTTCTTCGAAGATCCGAACAAACGCTCGATGTCCTTCTCGGATTTGCTGGCAGGCTTGGTCGTTTCGGCGGCTGGCGTAGCTGCCTTCTTGGCAGGGTTAGGCTCCTCGGTAACCGGAGTCGATACGCCTTCATCGGCTTCGGCCCCCATGCGGTTGAATGCGTCGAGAATCGAGTTGCCAAAGTCAGGTTGCGACGCCGGATTTGTCAGCGGAGAATTCAGTGGTTCGTCCATAATTTGTTAGTATTGCTTTTCGAAGGTTGCTTCAGGTTCCTTAGTTGTTTCATTCACCGACAATTTTCGAAGGTTTTCAAGACAATGCGCGTAGCCAGCGGTTACACCGGCAGCGAAAATGATGTCAGATTCCTTCGCTCCATGAGACGGCATCGGCACCGGCATGGATTCAGCAACGATGCGGATTGCCATGCGTAAGAGCGGAGTCTGTAACAGCTTTGAGAATTCAGCACTCTCACCGCTTGTCATCCAGTCCGCCATATTCACCTCAGGCAGATTCTTCAGGTCCGATTTCTGGGTCTTCGTTGAGCCTTTCAGCCAATTTATCATACTTTGTTTTCTTGTTTCGTTTCAGTTTATGCCTCTGCGGAATTGGGTCGAGAACCTCGTCTAATTTAGGCGGATTAGCCTTATTTACGACATCACGCTTAGGTCGAATCACCTTCGTCACTTCCAACATGTCGGCCAATGGCAGCTTGATGTAGCCGCAATCAACGTCGTTGATGCCGTATGACACGACGAAATGATTCTTCGCGCTGTCGTAGAACGCTCCGCATGGGAACACGACCGCAGGCAATCCCGGCCACCAGTCTTGCTGATTTGTGCCGGTGAGAAGCGGCAGCGTCGTCATGCGGACGATTCGGAATGGAGCCTTAGCCTCGAAGGCGTAAGCCCCCATGTAGTAGCGACGCTTCTTGTTGATCCAAGGAAGCGAGCTGTGGAAGAAGGTCCAGTACAAGCCATCGACCAGAATGGGATTCGATCCGCCGCGCACCTCGCCAAACTTCCAGAGCGGATTGAACTCGTCGGTGACATACTCCGCTTCCTTCTCAAGACGCCCATTAAGGCGCACTACGACATGAGGATTGGCCGAATACACCATGTGTGGCGTGTTGTCGTGGACGAAGTAGAGCCAGTTCTTCTCATGGCCATCGTTCACCATCGCCTGCGCGTAGTTGTTGCCATAGATCGGATCGAATCGAGCGACATTCAGGAACTGCTTGTCCAAGACGAACATTGCCTGATGCGCGTAGCTCTTGAATGGGACGAACGTGCAGCAGCTTAGTCCGTACTTGTCGCCAAACTTGACGATGCGCGGATCTTCAAACTGCTCTCCCGGCATGTGCGAGGTAAGTGTCAGCAACGCCTTCTTGATGGCCCCAAGATCCTTGGTCAGCTCAAAGACAACGATGTCGTTCTTCTCAAGGTAAACGTCCTCATCCTTCTCGCGCTTGTTGCGGCAGCGTCGGGCGAAAAGCAGGATCTGACCGCTCGGTTCCTGAATGATTGCAGGGTTGAAGTAGTAGGTTCCAACCTCCTCAGGAAGCGTGATTTTGCCAACCTCCCAGTCGCACTGTTCGGCCAGCTTGGGTACGTCGTTCTTTGCGTAGCTCATTAGAAACTCGGCTGCGAATTTGATTTCGTCGTATTGAGCAAGCCAATGGTCGCGCTCCTCGCGGACCTCGGTGAGATGCTCTTCGTTTTCTTTGGTTCGAATCTCAAGCGTCTTCTGCAAATCCTCGATCTGCATGAGCAAATCGGCCTGACCATCACCGCCATTTGCGAATCGTTTGAGAGCTTTAAGAGACAGACTTCGGATGATGTCTTTCATTATGGATACAATTTTGTGTTCTCCTGCGTAGCAAGCCTCGGAAGAATCCCGTAAAAGTTCATCCTAGGCATCGAATCGACCAGCATCTGGATGTCGATTGGACCCCAAACCTTCTGATTCGTTTCGAGTAGTTTGCAGACACCTTCGTAATTTACAAGGTAAGCATGCGTACACATGCCTCGGACCAGCTTGTAAAGATTCGACGCGATGTAGCCGTGGTCTTCAATCGGGTCGGCGCAGCAGCTTCCGATGTAGACGACATGCCAGTCGCTCGGCAGATAGTCCAGATTGTCGGCCAGCTTTGCCTTCCAATCGGCGCATGTGAACTCAACGTCGTCCTCGACAATCAGAAACGTCCGATGATCAGTCACCTTCGACTCAACCATCCACTTGATGGCCGACCAGACGGAGAAATGACTGAGTCCGGCGACGATTGTTTTGACCTTTGCCTTCTCCTTCTCGCGTGTGTGGTAGTAGTCGGTCGAGATGCCACAGTTCTCAGCTCTGAATCCATACATCGGAACCGCATCGATTCCGAATGTCTTCATGTAGCGGATGCAACGTCTTTCCTTCTCGCTTTCAGGCTTCGAGACGATGAAGCACGGCGTCTTTTCGAGCTGTAGTTTCATCGGTTCGGGAGGATGTAGATGATGCCGCGACGCGCACCTACGCATCGGCTGGGATGGTTGTAGTAGAAGCTGTAGCCGTACTTCTGCGTCAGGGTCTTGGCCTTATAAATTGCGTCCAGCTTTTCCTTGATGTAGCCGAGGCAGATGTCGTGGCCGTTGTAGCTGTCGTATCCAAGCTGTCCGGTCGGCTCCTTGAAATCGTGGATGGCAATGACTGGATGCAGGTCGTATCGGTTGATTGCCTCAAGCTCTTCGAGGAGCGGCAGGTAGTCGTTCCAATGGGCGTCGAGAAAGAAAATCGTGTCGTGTCCAATTCCGTGATGCGGGATGAACCAGTTCATGCAGGCATCGCTGCTGCCCTCGAACATTTCGACGTAGACCTTCTCGCGCTTAAACTTCTCCTTAGCTCTCTCAACCAAGTCGTGGTTCAGCTCGCATGAAACGGTCTTGAGGAAGTTTTTGGCCAACCAAACGGTAGTGTCCGCTTCGTGAGTGCCGGTTTCGACAGCAGTCGTCAGCTCGAAGCGTTCTTTGAGGTAAAGAAACTCCTGCTCGATGAATGTGTCTCCATTGAAAGGTGAACCCATAATTTTAGTCGGCTAAAGGACAGTCCTCTTGATCCGCAACTCGCGGGAAAATTGTGAAGCATTTCAGATGCTGGCGGCTCTTGAAGTACATCTGCAAATCGATTGGCGCGAAGACCTCTTCGTTCGTTTCGATGAGAGTCTTGAGAGCCTTTTTTCGGACGATGTAGCAGTGAGTGCAAAGCGGCATCCCCTCGAAGAGGTTGGAATCCAACTCGCTTGAGAGCTTTCCGTGCGCGCAGCAGGAGCCAGGATAGAGAATATCCCAATCCTCGGGCAGTTTTGTTAGTGCGCGTTCGATTGTTTCGCGCCAATGAGGACGGAACAGGATGTCATCCTCTAAGACCATCACCATGTCCGGCGTGGAAGGATCGAAATCCAGCGCGTTCCATAGCATCCAATGGGACATCGTGCATCCAACGTGCTTGGAGCAGATGAGGTAGCCTGAGCCGGGAGCATCCACCTCGTACGGAATGCTCGCTTTCAGACCGGACTTCGCGCCGTTCAGGCCATAGAAAATGCGATAGTCCGTGATTCCGGCGGAATCTAGGTTTCTTTGTAGGCGCGGGATGCGAGAACTACCTCGCATCGTGATAACGACCGTTTGCACGGGGTTATTTCAGTTTTCGATAGATGGCAAAAACGCTCTCGCTCAGGTCAAATCGCGAGACAAATTCGCAGCGTTTCAGGACGAACTTGAGAGCAGTCTGGGTTGATTCCCAGTTCACATCGTCCATCACGATGTAGCCACCAACCTTCAGCTTCGGAAGCCAGTTGACGACATCGCTCGTAGACGGCCATTCGGCGTGATTGGCGTCGATGTGAACCATGTCCATGTCAGGCAGGAATCGCGACGCATCCCATGACGACATGCGGCAGAACTGAATCTGCTTCACAACCTGCGCTCGGACGCAATGACCAACGAACGATTCGTAATGCTTGTCCAGATCGAGTGTCGCCCACCAGTCCTGATTAGCACTCGTCTCGTCGTCGATGCAGTCCTCTTTCTTCCAAGAGTCGATGGCATAAACGGTTCCGCTTCCATTCAGCTTGCAGGCTTGAGCAAGAGCGAGCGTTGACTTGCCCTCGAAGACGCCAACTTCGGCGATACGCTGCGGCTTGGTTTCGAGAACAAGTTTGGCAATTTCCAAACCTTTCTTCGGGTCGCACCAGCCGCCCATCTTCGGGAAGTTGTCGGCGATAAACTGAACGATGTTTTCTTCGTTTCCCATAATTCTTATCCCTGACGCGCCAAGTTGGACTCGGCAGTTGCATTCGCTCGCTGAATATCAGCGGTTGTCTTGGCATTCCGGCGAGCCAAGTCGGCCATCGCCTTCGTGTTCTGACGCTGAATGTTGGCCATAGTCTCGGCATTCTGGCGAGCGATTTTCGCCTGAACCTCCGCATTCATCACGGCGGTGCGAGGATCGACTCCCTGCTGGATAGCCATCGCCTGCTGTTGCTGCGCCATTGCCTGCTGCTGCTCGGCCAGCATCTGACCAAGCTGTTCAACGGTCTGGACAAGCATCTGGAGCTGCTGCGCGTAGGCTTCGACCTGAGGACGACGAGTAGGATCGGTGGAGAGACGAGCCAGATGATCCTGAACGTGCTGACCAATACCTTGCAGGAAGAGCATAATCTCCTGCGGATTGCCGCCCTGCTGGATCGAGGAAGCAGCTTCGTTCGCCGCCGCAAGATGCGTGTCGATGTGAACGATGTGGTTCTGCGTATCGGTGACGATGGCCATGTTGCCCTGGCGCAGCGACGAATGCTCCAGAACAGCCAGAGCGGTCTGATCTTGAACTCGCGAAGATTGGATCTGAGTTGGCAGATAACGATCCACCATTTGTTGGCCAACCTGAGCGGCGATGTAGTCGCGCAAAAGGCTAACCTTACCACCCTCTGGCAAAGAACCGAGAAGTCCGAGCAGAGAGCCAAGGAGCTGCTGCTTCGCGAACTGAGAACCTTGGCCAACCGTGCGAGTCGCTTCAACGAAGTCGATATCAAGCATCGCCTGAACCGGAACGCCGCGCTCAGTGCAACGACGCTGGAACTCAATCGCATCCTTATCCGATTTGGTAATCGGGTTCAGGTTGGGATTGGAGGCTCGGTTGTACCGCTCTTCGAAGAAGGAATCGAGCTGGTTGTAATACCGGCTGAGCTGCGTCTTACCGATTGCTGACTGCTGCGCCACGATGGCTTGGATTTCAGTCGCAGTTCGTGGGTTGCCAGCCGGTTTGTTGAGCGATTGGCGATACTGAGAGAGATTGCCCTGAAGAACATTCTCAAGGTCCGCGTTGACCGCCATAGGAGCGTCCAGAACGCCAGCAATGTTCTGCTGAATGACTTCGTAGTCTGGCGGGAGAATGGCATACGGTCCTTGCTGAACGACGCTTGTTTTGCTGAGAGCGTTCGGGTTGAGGGGACGGAAGAGGATCTGGGTGCGAGCGAATGCGCTGTCCACCATCGAGCAGCGGAGCCGGTTCTTAAGCTCCATTGCCTGAAGCATCTTGATACCAAGACCCTTTACGCCGTGATGCTCGCCATCACCACGGTCGTAATACATCGGATGAATGATCTGCTCCCACCGCTTGTAACGGCGCAGCTTCCGATACATGAAGTTCTCGCTGTCCCGCTCATCGATGATGGCATGGCTGATCTGGCCATCGAACTCCTTGTAGAAGATGTGGGACATCAGTACGACCTCTGACCGTGCGGAGAACGTGATGTCGTTTGAGCGGAGTTGACGTTGGAAGAACTCCCAATCGTACTGAACGCCGGAACGGTACGGCTCAGGCATCGCGGCACGGATACGCTGGCGAACGTAGTCCACGTTCCAACCGGCAGCAGTCGCAGCTTTCTCGTCTTGGATCTTCTCGAACAAATCATCCACGCCCATACGAGTGCGGACGCAGGCCACCTTCCAATCGCTGACATTGGACTTGGTGCCATCGGGGACGAGAAGATCCGTCGCCATGATGGCTTTGCACCGCCAGTTGGAGCTGTCTTCGAAGATTAGCGGACCATTTCCAATGAGGACCATCTCACGCTGCGAGAGCTGCATGATGTAGTCGAAGTCCTTGTCCAGCTTCTGGAGACGGTCGAACTCCTCGGTGATGATCTTCGACCACTCCTCCCGCTTATCCATGTCATTGCCGTAAGCGGTACGAATTGTCGCGTAGGTCGGAACCTCGGCGAACACATCGTAGAAGGCTGACATGGCCAACGTGAGGAATGCTTCCGACTCGCGGAAGTTGACGTTGGTACGGAACGCTTGGTTGTTTCGTCGCAACTCCGCCGGATTGTACGGAGGATTGCCGTCAACAAGACCACGGAGCTTTGCGCGGGTGCTATTCCGCAGCTCGTCGGCCATGATGAGCTTTTGGAATATCTCGCGAGCCGATGCCGCGTCGGCAATACGAGTTTCGGGAGCTTTACCCTCCTCGTTTATGGTTTCGAGCGGCAGTTGGGCTAGGTTTCCGTACATGGTCGTTTTTTCCAGCAGTGAGCTGGCAAGTTTGCGTTCTCTGTAGCGTCCGTAAATTTATGGAGTGTTTCAATGGGAAACCACACCATGCTTCTAATGAAGCAACCACAAAATTCACAGCTTTGAAGCTGGTCGTCTAGTGGCGTTGTTCCGTGTTGAGAAAGCGTTCTAACAGCTTCCTTGAGGACGCGAGCGTTACATCCGGTGCATCCAAGCGGTTTCCGGTTGAACTGACATCCGGCGCAAATGCTCGCCCTTCGAATCGCTTCCGCCTGATCCACCTTACCGCCGCCAACGGTCAGCCCATGAATCAGGCTCATGCTGAAGCGGATAACGTCTCCGATCTGAAGAGATTTCAAACCTTTTGGCTTAGGAATCTCAACTTCATCGTAGGAACAATCAGCACCGTTACGGCACTGATACTCGGTGATTAAGATGTCGAGGTTGTCTGGAACTTTTACCGCGTTGGCGGCGTAATGGTTTCGGACGAACTCGCGGAGCTGTGGCAATGAACCAGCCGGTATCTCGATTCCGGTTTCAGGAACGCGGTAGTTCCATCCGCCAGGGATTACATTGTGTTCATTGAGAATCTTGTAGCCGCTCATACGTCCCCGTCGTAGTAAATGGAGTCTGCGTCCCTCACCAGCTTTTCCCATACCTTGTCAGCTTTTGTTGCTCGCGGTTCAAAGGAGGCGGTTTTACGCACCAGATCAAGCAAGACTACAGCAGCGTCGGCCAAGTCAGGAGATTTACCAGTCCTTTGCTTCATCACAGTCTTCGATTCGACGGATATCTTACGCTTCCCATCGTCGAACATTCGCGCACAGAACTCCTGCAACGTCTCGATGTCCATGCCGCCGACCCGTTCCTCGACAACCCATTTACGCATCGAGAACCAGAGTTCCGTCACCTTGCGGTCGTAAGCCTCATTGCATGGCCTACTATCCTCGTCGCTGACCGGAATGGTCGATGGAGAGCCGCCGAACTCGACGCGATGAACCACACCCCATTCGCGAGTCAGAATGTCCGCAAGACCGCCACCCTCACCGCTTGAATCGAGAGCGAACTTATCGGGTGGAACACCGCGCTTGTTGCATTCCTCTTTAACTCGATTGGCTATCTGGTAATGGACCGGCTCGGTGAGCTGTGCGTTGGGCGATATCTGGATGATGTCCTGAAAGAGAATGCTCAGCTTGTCGTTAGCGGTGCCAACCTTGGCAAAGCGAAGGACGCATCTATCGCCGCCAAAACCCGGATCAAGACCGGCAACAATTTGGACGTTTGTAGTAAACACCAAATTTTTTGTAGGTGTGTGCGTTTCGATAAGCGACTCGGACAGCACTGTCTTGACCATGCCGTCAGGACTCCAGAATCCGCGTGTGTACTTCCAGAACGTAGGACTCTGCTCGCCCTCATGGCGCATTGCCGACAAGACCTGATCTTGAGTGATGAGATATGGGTACTTCGTTCGCCCCTCGGTGATGTTCGGCGACTTCATGCCGTCGAAACGTCGGCACATACCGCGTTCCGTCAGCCAATGCTGATCTTCAATCGTGACGCTGCGCCACCCTTTTGCCGGTGTGCAGAATCTGCCGTGCGGATCGAACTTTGATGCCGGATTCCCGATGACCAGCATCTTGAACTCGCGGCAACCCTTGGAGAGGTTTGTACAAGCCTCGAACGCCGCTTCAGGCGTATCTGTCGCTTCGTCGATGATGACCATCACGCGTTCCGCATGGATACCCTGAATGTTGGCCACCGCCTTCGAGGTGTTACCTTCGGCGACGGCGATAGCTGAAATAGAGTGCCGGTCGTCACCTTTGACAGCCTGTAACGCCATCTTCGAATCGACCATGTTGCCGGGGAATCCTCGCGATTTCCGAACAAGATCCTGAAGATTAGCCCACATACGCTTTCGGATCATCTTCGCGGTCGTCGATGTCAGGACAACCGTTGACTTGGCAGGGTTGGCCAACCACCAGACCGTCGCAAAAAGCGTTGCGCCAAAGGTCTTTCCGCTCGCTCCGCATCCCGCCCAGCCAACGTAGTCATGCTCGCAGAGGCTTTCGACTTGAGCTTCGAGCCATGGGTTCCAGCTCATCTTTGGCCAGAGCATTTTCGTCGCATTCTGAAAATGTTCGAAAGTACCTAGTCCACCCTCGTTTGGTTGGAGTCGGTTGCGGAAAGCGTACAGCTCCAGTTCAAGATCGGGAATCTTGACGGGAGAACGTATTCCGTACTTGTGGTCGATCAGTGGATTCTCAGACACTTGCTCTGCCATAGTTTGGCCTTGCATTAGTTGTCGTTGGACTTGAGGTTGTGCGAAAGGAAAAATATGCCGTCGCAACTTGTTTCTTCATCCGGCTGTTGCCAGCCTTGCGACTCCGAGCCGGTAGTCGTGAATATCCCCGGTCCTCAAGGAGCAGCGGGTACAAACGGCACCAATGGCACGAACGGAATTGATTCGTTCACCTACACAACGGCTGCGTTTTTTGTTCCTGCGCTTGGTTCGAGCGTTCTTGTTTTCGTCGATAATACCGAGTTTCTGCCCGAATCAGTCGCCGGACAGTTCTTCGTTTCGATTCAGGGTCTTGGGTACATGCAGGTTCTGTCGGTTGACGGCTTGCAGCTAACGCTTCAAAACCCTGCTCCCGGTGTTCTCGGCATTGCCAATGCGATTCCGACTACGCTGATTCCTCCCGGTTCGCTCATCACGCTAGCTGGAGCGATTGGTCCTACGGGTGCTGCGGGTGTTTCTGGCGGTGCGCCGATTGGAGCTTCCTACATTTGCCGAACAGCAGATGGAACTCTAACGAACGAGACTGCCCTCGATTCGCTTGCCGCCGGTTACATGAAGACCGCCGGATCTGGCGGTGCTGGCGTCGTCTCGACGGCTGCGACGGTGCCGGTTGGCGACATCAGCGGTACGTTGCCGATTGCCAAGGGTGGGACGAATGTTACGACCGTTCCGTCTAATGGTCAGATTCTGATCGGCAATGGAACCGGATACACGGTGGCCAGCTTGACTCAAGGGTCTGGCATTACGATTACGCCGGGAGCTGGAACCATTTCAATCGCATCGACGGCTGGACCTGCGTTTAGCTACGTCACGTTTACGCGCAGGGTTGATTCTGGAACGCTTCCATTTGTTAACCCATCACCTGTAAATCAAAACATTTTTAGCAGTACAAATTATCCAAGTACAAACTATACCGGAATTGATACTGCCTCTGGATTTAATTCTGTAAACGGAAGGTTTGTTGTTCCTTACGCTGGATACTACAGGTTAGACGCTTTGTTTATTTTTACACCTGCTGCTGGAAGTTATGCCAACGCTTCAATTAGAAAAAACGGATCAACAACTCTTCTTCCATTAAGCGAAACGGCAACAATTTCTCCGGTTGCGATTGGGCCGTTTTTTCTTCAATACATAGATCAAGCTGTTGCCGGTGATTATTACGAGCTTGTTGTTACGTCTTTTGGATCTGGCGGAACAGTCGGAGCTAACTCTTCCTTCTCCATCCAGCGGATTCAGGCTTAAACCATGAGCGAACGCGCACCACGCAGGTACACGGACGGATCTGTCACCTTCGATGGTGGCATTGATGCTGGCGTGATGCCTTCTGAGGTGGACAAGAATCAGGTTGCGTTCGCCGTCAATGCCAACTTCCGCGAGGGTTTCATATCGCCTCGCCCCGGTTTTATTCAGAAGGACTACGACCTCTGTGTCACAGTCACCGCTGATAACGCCGAGATTACCGCTGACCAAACGAACGTGACGGCGGATGGTTGGTCGGAGGAGTGCTACGGTCCTCAGGGTCTAACCGGCACGTTCCAATGCGCTCTACCCTATATCTCAGACGATGGGCGCACGTTCATCCTGCTGATGATCAGTGGTAAAGTGTGGCTTTACAACTGCGCTCAAAATAACGCTCAGAACCTCACAACCTCTCCCGACCTAGAGAATCCTTCCAACCTGCTCGATGGCTGGATGGTTCAGGCGGAGAACTTCGTCGTCATTCAGGACGGGTTTAGCAAGCCGCTGATCTTCAACGGGACAAGCCTGCGCCGAGCTAAGGACGACGAGATTAAGACCGGCAGAGTTATGGCCTACGTCAATGGCCGTATCTGGTACGCGCTTCCGAACGGATTTTCATTCCGAGCTACCGACATTGTTTATGGAGACGGTACGCGAGCCAGTGTTCTCAAAGAAACCGAGAACACCTTCCTCAATGAAGGCGGAGACTTTTCGGTTCCGTCAGATTCAGGAGGCATCACAGCGATGGCCGTCCCCGGCGACCCAGATACGTCGCTTGGTCAAGGACCGCTTCTTGTCTTCACGCCTCGATATGTTTTCAGCGTCCAAGCCCCTGTAGACCGCGATGTCTGGAAGAACCTGAACTATCCGATTCAGGCTATCAGCTTGCTGACCAGCGGTGCGTTGGGCGCACGGTCGGCCATCACAGTCAATGGCGATGTCTTTTACCGAGCTATCGACGGCATCCGCTCATTCATTATCGCTCGCCGGTCGTTCAGTGATTGGGGCAACACGCCTATCAGCGGGGAGATGACGCCCATCGTTGAGAACGATCAGTCGAGTCTCTTGTGGGCCAGTTCAGCCGTCGTCTTCGACAATCGGGTGCTGATGACTTCTCAGCCTCGCTTCAATTCAGAGGGTGTGATTCATAAGGCCATATCTGTTCTGGATATGGAGCTTGTCACCTCGATGCGGAAGAAAGCTCCTCCAGCATGGGCTGGCATCTGGACCGGCCTGAACATCTTGCAGCTCGTCAAGACCGAGAACGCTTACGGGGACAACTGCTTCGCAATCGCTCGCGGATCGGACAACTCGATTCAGATTTGGGAAATCACCAAGTCCGAGAAGTTCGACATGAACTTGAGCGAGATTCCCAAGAAGGAAATCGAGTGGCAAGTGCAGACCCGCGCCTACAACTTCGAGGTTCCGTTCGGCCTGAAGCGGCTCGATTCCGGCGACTTGTTCATCGACAGGTTGGAAGGCGATGTCTCGTTCAATGTCACCTATCGACCCGACCAGTATCCCGGTTGGATCGAGTGGATTGACTTCGCCGAATGCGCGACTGTTACGCAGTGCTTTGATCTTTGTCCGATTACGAACTTCAAGCCGCAGTACCGGCCTAAGATGCGTTTCCCGACTCCATCGGATGCGCCGTGCAACGCGACGATCAGCACCCCCGCTCGGAATCTTTACGAGGTTCAGGTTATGATGAACATCATCGGGTATTGCCGGATCAAGAGTCTTCGGGTTCACGCCTACGACATTCAGGAGTCGAGTGTTGGAGAGTGCCGGACGGTCTTCCCTGCCTGCACACCGCTTGATGTCTGCGATATCAACCCGCTGACCTATACGTCAGAATAGCCTAACAATTATGCCAAACCTTACGCTCATCACTCTTACTCCGCCGAGTCTGCCGGTTGGATATTGTCCGCTGAATTACCAGACGTTGGCCAACGATATCATCAGCGGCACTCAGGCGACGTTCAACAGCTCGATTGGAAACTCGTTCTTCAACTTTGGATCTTCGACGCCTGCGCTGAACAATCAGGTTTATCCGTGGCTAGATGAAGATGGTAATTGGTGGGTCTTTAACGGTGGGTATTGGAATCGAAAGCATCCGGTTTCCATAACCAGTTCCGAGCGTCGGATCTTCATTGGCACCACCAACGACTTGCTTTCGTACGATGGTGGCGATGGAACTTCTAACCCTCCTACCAATTACACCGGAGCGATGTGGGAGGTTGATACGAATTTTCAGGCTCGCTTCCCGGTCGGTGCCGGAACTTTTGCGGCGAGTGGTGTTGTCACGGTTGGCGGAACTACTACGTCAACCGCTATCGCTGGAGAGGATCAACACACGCTGACGGTTCCTGAGATACCTGCTCACACTCACAATTTCTTCCCGCTTGTCACTGCGGATGCAAATAATGGCGGAGCCAATGGCGTCCAGTACGGCACCACCGCAAATGTTGCCACTTCATCCACTGGGGGTGGAGCGGCCCACAACAACCTGCCGCCGTTTTACGGTGTTTACTTCATCAAGCGAACCGCCCGAGTCTACTACACCAAATGAAGCTGATCGTTCAGGACATTCGCTCAACTATCGCTCGGGTCATCGGCGTATGTGTCGATGATCAGCGCGTTTACGACTACATCAATCAAGCGTGTCGAAGGCTTCTGCACAAGGGGTTGTGGGCTGGTGCGTATGGGCGATTCACGATTCATACGGTCGGCGGATGCATCACTTGGCCGCGTCAGATCGAAACCATCGAAGCTGTAGCCGATTGCTGCGGAGTCGGAACGGTTCGCAATCAATGGTTCGAGTTTCAGGAAACCGGCTATGGACTGCTCAACTCAGGAGAAGCTTGCGTCGGCAAGCAGCTTATTGACCGTGGCACTGTCGTCTCTTACCGCGACATGTCTGGTGGCCTTAACAGCTACATTCGAGTCTACCCTGGTGACGCTTCGGATGTCGGCAAGACCATCACCCTGCAAGGAGTCGATCAGAACGGTCAGTGGATTCGAACGCAGTCCGGTGGCGCATGGATTGACGGAGAGAAGCTGACGCTCGCTTTGCCCTACGTTCAGTCCACCAAGAAATTTACTCAGCTTACCGGAGTAATTCGCGAGGCGACGAACACCGCGAGCCGTTTGTACGAGTACGATGCGACTGCGTTGTCCGAACTCGATCTGGCAGTTTACGACCCTGATGAAACTTTGCCGCAGTACCGTCGGAGCCTACTGACCGACCGCTGCCACAACGACGAGGATAAGCCGGTGACGGTCATGGCAAAGATGCGCCATATCAACGCGACGAGCGTTAACGACTACCTCATTCCTCCGTGTCCTGATGCCATCAAGCTGATGGTCATGGCGATTCGCAAGGAGGAGAACGATTTGATTCAGGAAGCAGTGGCCTACGAAGCTAAAGCGGTTCAAGCTGTGCAGGAGCAGACGATGCAGTACCTAGGCGATGCTGTCGCGACGATACGCATGGTCGGTGTAGGATTAAATGGCGGTGGATTCTCGCAATGGTTCTGAACCAAAAGGATAATTTATGATCGACCCGGGAACGGCAATTTTGGGCGGAGCGGCAATCTCCGGCCTTGGAAGTTTGTTTGGTGGGCTGTTCGGTGGAAAGAAGCCGAAGGTTCCTGAGCTGAAGCCGATTGATTTCGCCAAGGAGCAGCAGCAGGCGATTCAGCAGAACATCGCGTCGCTTGAGCCTGCTACCGAGTTGGCCAGAAAGACGACCGCCGCTGAACAGTCTCAGCTTGAGACACAGCTTCGTCGTGCGATTCCTGGTTATGACCAGCTTGTTTCTCAGGCTGGGCAGAACATTGCCGCTTCTCTTCGCGGCGAAATCTCGCCTGAAGTTTCCGCTCAGGTTCAGCGTTCTACCGCTGGACGCGCTTTGTCTGGTGGATTCGGCGCAGGATCTGGATTTGGCCGTGCGCTGACCGCTCGCGATTTAGGTCTGACCGGCATGCAGATTCAGAATCAAGGTCTTGCTCAGGCGCAGAACTTCATCCAGCAGCAGAGAGCGTTCGGCATGGTTCAGCCGTTCTCGGTGAGCAGCATGTTCATCACGCCAGCGCAGCGTATTGGGGCGATTCAGGAACAGCAGGCCAGAATGTACGGTCGTGACTTGACTGCCGCTCAGGTTGCTGCCGCTCCTTCTCCGATGCAGCAGGCGGCTCAGACTGCGTTCACGAACTTTGGAGGGACTGTTGGTGGCGCGCTGTCGCAGTATGGGATGTATCAGGGGTTGATGGCTGGCCAACGTGGGCCGTCGCCTTCGTACAATCCGATGAATGATCCTGAGCTTTACGCGATTCCCGCCACGAACACTTCCGAGCTAGGGCCGACTTCAACGAGCTTGTTCCCAGAGTACGGCTCTTCAATCTACGGACGCTAATCTTATGGCCGACCAATCTCTTCAAGCATTTCAGCTAGGCGCATCGCTGTTCGACCGCGCGCAGACGCAGCAGCGGATGATGGAGCAGTTGCAGGTGCAGACTGCTGATCAGATCATGCGTCAGCGTCAGGCTGATCTTCAGAATAAGATTCAGTCGAAGGCGTATGCGGATGCACTTGCAGAGTCGGAGGCGCAGAATCTGGAATACGACGCTTTTCAGAACTTCAACCAGCAGGTGTCTGACTTTTTGAACAGCACCACTGAAGGCGCTGCAATGCCAGCTCTTCCGAGATTCAAATCAAAACAGTTCAATCAGCAGGCGGCTCAGATAATCAATGGTTTGGAACCTTATTCTGCTCGCGCTGAACTGATTAAAAAGCAGGCCAAACTTGCCGCATTTACTGATCAGCTTGAAGCAAAACGAATTGAGGACGCTCGAAAATACGGTGCATTAACGCGCGCCGCTGATGGAAAGTACGTCATTGATGATGCGTTAATTGCTAAAAAACGCACAGAAGAGGAGCAGCTCGGAAAAGCGTCAAAACTTGGAGCTTTGGGTCGTCTTGGAAAAAACACCGTTCAGAGCATGATCGACTCTGGGCAGATTCCTCAAGAAATAGCACCCCAAGCTCTTCTTGCTGCCGAAAGTTTCGAAAAATCAAAGACTGGGGCAGTCGGCAAGAATACGGATCTGTTTATTGAAGCTGCAAAGGCTAAGGCGTCAGCTTCTGGACAAGAGCTTACGCCGGTCAAGGAAGCTGAACTGAGGCAGACATTTATCGGCGGCGGCGGACGGCTCAAGCCGCTTGAAGCTAAGACGGCCACAAAGCTGGAGGACGAGTTTGCCGTCATGGAAACGATTGATTCCCTTCAAGATGGAATCGCCGCGTTTGAGAAGCAGTATCCCGGCAAAAAGTTCACGGACTTCCTTGGGGCAATTCCGGCCACTGAAGTCAAAATTCGGTCGTTGATTGAAACGGAAAAAGATCCAATGAAGCAGGAAGCGTTGGGATTGCTGGCCGACTTTATGGGGGTTGTCAATCGCACTGCAAGAACCACCTCCGGTCTAAACGTCACCGAAAGTGAAGGCAAACGAATCGCTCAGGAAATTGGCGGATCTTTCGACAAAAACTCGCTCATTAAACTTGATCGATTCAGGAATCGAATTGAGCGGAGTGCGCGTGGAACCATTGGAAGAAACATCGACAAGGCTCTTCCGTCATTCTACGAGCGTTGGTCTACGACCCCGTTTGGGACGCGAACCACGGCTGCATACTCCGCACCCGGTGTTTCGTTCCAATCTGCGGAGATATCGACCGACTCGATGAGTCTTGAAGATATGCAGAGCTTGATTCAGCAGTTGAAAGCAGAAAACGGACAGCAATAAAAATATGCCATTATCACCTGAAAAAGCTGCTTTGCTTCAACGACTTGAGGCGGAAGTCGCTAGACGAATGGCGTCAAGCAATGCCGTTCCAAACCAACCTTCTGTTCCGCAGGTTGAAGCTGCCGCTGCTGTTGGGTCGACAGCTCAGTTGAATCAGGCGGTTCAGGATGCGAGCAATGTAGGCCAGCAAGAAGGAGGGTTCATGGCTGGCCTGAAAGAGGTGTTCCGTGGAATAGGAACCGGAGGCGGCGGTCTGTCTGGAGGTGAAGTTCTTCGCGCTCCTGTTGCTGGAGCTGAAACCCCCGAAGGTCAAAAGTTTCGTCAGGCCGCAAGATTCCAAGCTGCTACTGGAGCTGGAATAGTTGCCCCAGAACTCCTTGCCGCAGCAGTTCCAGAAGTTGCCGCTGGAATGACCGCTGCTGGTGCAACTACAAAACTGGGTCGTTTTGGACAATTTCTTGAACGTGGAGGCGCGCAAGCACTTGGAGGTGGAACTGGTGGAGCTGCAACAGGTGCGGTAGAAGCGTTGCCTGAACTCGCTCGCGGAGAATACGGAAAAGCTGCCGAAACGGTTGGCGAAAACATTCTTGCAGGAACAGCACTTGGCCCACTTATCAGTGAAGTTGGCGTTCCAGTTCTTGCTGCTGGAGCTAGGCAGTTTGTTAAGCCTGCAATCGCTGCAAAGGAGTTTCTTACTGGAGGTGGATTTAGGGGTGCAGCGACGACTTTCTTTCGACCTCGCTACGCTCCTCGCGTTGGCTCTCTGGAGACTTCGCAGATTCGGGACACCATTGAGTCTTCTACTGGCGTAAGAGTTCCACTCGGTGTTGCTGAGGCGATTGGCGAACCAGGACTTGTTGAGGCAATCAAGAATGCTCCAGTTGGTGCGGAGGTTACGCCCCAACACATGGAAAGCCTCAAAAGGCTGATTGTCCTGAACGCCACCGAGCTTGGCGGAAAGAACACAGGAATTACGACCGATGAACTTGCCAAGAGTGCTGTCGACATTTTGAGGAGGCGACTTGGTGCAGTTTCAAAGCCTTACGAAGACGCAATCGGAACGCTTTCGGCGCAGTTGAAGCCTTCAATCGACAAAGGTTTGATCGATGTTCAGAACTCGGCCAATGCGCTGATTCCTGGCACTGCCGCAACACCTTCGTTTCTTGGAAACAAGTTCCGAGAACTACAGCAAGCTGGATACGATTTCTTCAAGCAAACCGACACCAAGAATTTCAACACGCTTCGAAACGATCCTACCTATCAAAAGCTGACCGTAAAAACTCCGAGCATGTCTGAGTGGGCCAACAACATCGATGCTCAAGCGGTTCAGATGTTCAAAGGCACACCTGAGCAAGCTGGTGGACTTGTTGATGAGTTTGGATTTCAGATTCCCAAGGAAGAGGTTCTCGCGACTCGCGGAATTCCTTCAACCTATCCAAAGGGTACTCGTGAATATGTGGCTGCTATCGGCAACATGACCGAAGATCAGTCCATTGATGCGCTTAGGAGATATCGCACTCAGATTGGAGATTCCATCGGAAAGGACGACCTGCTTCCCGGCCTTTCTGACAATGCAAAGAAGGATCTGTACAAGGCAATTACCACAGACATCGACAATGCAATTTCCAATCTCCCAACAGGAACTCTTCGAGAAAAACTCGACGTTGCAAACAAGTTCCACCGCGAAAACGTGGACAAGTTTGTTGGTCGTCAGATCCAGTCGCTGATCAAAGATGTTGGCGCAGAGGGTGGTGCTGGACCGGCGTCAATCGCAAGCAAGCTAGAGTCTGCTGACGCCCCCACTTTTCTTGAGTCAATCAAGAGTGCTGCTCGACCGGAAGACGCTGCGGCAATCGATTCTACCGCGAAAGAGTACCTGTTCAATCAGGCCGCAAAGTCTGGTCTTGATCCGGTTACTGGTGAGATTTCTGTTTCTAAAGTCGTCAACTACATCAACGGTCTTGCGCCTGAAATCCAAGGCAAATTCTTCCCGAACGCGAAGCAAATTGCAGGTCTAGCAAAGCGGCAATCTGCGCTGTCTGGCCTTGATCCTAATAAGGTGGTTTCAAGCCTTACTGTAGATGCAAATGTTCTCTCTGATGCGCTTGGCTCAAAAGCTCCAGAGATTCAAAAGACTATTGCAGAAGCCATAAAAGCTGCTGGAGAAAGGGATAAGCAGTTTCGTGGAACCATTCTTGGAGCGCTAAAGAAAGCATCGTCAAGCGATGTAACTGACATCGTTTCTCAGAATCCTAAAAAGTTCATCGGTGGAATTGTTGATGGTTCATACACGCCAGAGCAAAGCCGAGCTGCCCTCGACATGATTGGGCGTGAAAGCCCAATGCTGGTTCAACAGCTTCAGTTTCAATACGTCAATGACTTGATCGAAAAGTACACCACATCGGGTGTTCTAAATTCAAAGCAGTTGGCGTCTGAACTTGCTGGAGAGTCGATTGTCGGAAAAGCGAGTGATGTTAGAAATTACGCTGATGCAATACTTGGTGGAGGAAAGGTTTCTAAACTCAAGGCAGTCTTGGACAATGTTTCAAAACTCGAAAACCTAAAGACTCCAATCGCATCGAATGATCCGCTTGTGGAGGTGATGGCCAGAACTACTGGAGCGGCGGTTGGCGCGGCGGTTGGCGGCGTCGCTCGGGTTGGTCCTATTGGGACTGCGAATCAAGCGGCCCAGATGGTTAAGTTGGCTCCTCGCGTAAAATACAAGATTGCTTCATACCTTCTTTCAACACCTCAGTTGAGAGAGCTTGCGATGAAGCCAATCGGTCGATTGTCAAAGGATGAACTGAACGCTGTTCTCCGTGGAACTGCTCAAGCTGTTGCCGCCAATGAAGGTGAGGAATCACCCGACATCGACGAACTTCAAAACCTTGAACGATGAAAACCTCCCTCTCCAAAAAAGGTAATACCTATCAGGGCAAGAAGGTGACGCTCAACAAGCCGTTCTACACGCCGGGTGAGCGGAAGAAGAGCGCGGTGTACGTCAAGAATCCTGCTGGAAACGTCGTCAAGGTTCGCTTCGGCGATCCGAACATGGAAATCAAACGCGACAATCCTGAGCGTCGTAAGAACTTCCGCGCACGGCATAACTGCGCGGAGGCTAAGGACAAGACGACGCCTAAGTTCTGGTCCTGCAAGGCTTGGTAATTTTGTAGTTAAAACTCATTCTAACTGATATGGACAAGATGAAACTTGGTGGTGGCGGACGGTACGAGAAGCTCGTTGGCGAGCTTGAGAAGAAAGGCGTCAAAGATCCGGGTGCTTTGGCAGCTTCAATCGGACGCAAGAAATACGGTGCAAAACGCTTCCAATCGCTCGCCGCCAAAGGCCGTCGCCGCGCTGAACGCGAGAAGGAAAGCTAACGCCCCCTAGAGCGTCCGCCCCACGGCTTCTTCGTCGCCGCCGCCTTATCGACTACAAACTGCTCAGGCGGTGCGTAGTCCCAAGAGATGGTTCCGACTCCTCGTTGAATGACGATGGAGCCGGTTTTGTTTCCGTTTTTATCCTTCAGTCCTGACCTGTCTCCGCGCTTCGCCATTCCGAGCATGAAGCGTCGCGGCTGATTGAATCCAACCTCCTTCAGGACAATTACCTCTCTCGCCCAGTTGGTCAGGTCGGAGCTTCCGAATCCTGAGTAGGCCATATCTGCCACGCTCTCCGGTTTGTCGTCCTTGCCCTTTGGCTTAGGGAAGTGATGAACAAGCACGATGACGACTCCTGTCTCCATCATAATCGGCTGGAGCAGATGCCGCGTGAAGTTCGCGCAGACCTCGATGTCCGATGGATTTCCGCCGATGTAGGAGAGCAGAGGGTCGATATAGACAATGTCTACTTTCGTTTTTCGAATAAGACGACGCAGCATGGTCGTGAACTCCACGCCGGTTCGAACAGCTTCTCGGAAGAACAGCATGTCCGCACGACGCAATCCGTTCCGCCAATCGCTTCCGAAGACCATCTGCGCGGCCCCTTTCAGTGCATCATGCTGATCGGCGATGTCGTTCTCAGCTTGGACGTAGGCCACCTTGAGCGGTCGTACCGGCTGACATCCGAACCAATCTGAACCTATGGCCCACCTCAGTCCTTGATAGAATGCCATCGAGCTTTTGCCGCATCCGCTCTGACCGACAAAGATGACCGATGAACCGCGCCGAATCCATCTGTCACCGATCAGGTTGTCAGGGTCGTTCTCAGGATCGTAGTCGATGATGCTCTGGAGCGTGAACTCCTGAGGCATGTCCTGGGACTCCAGATAGTCCGTGAACGCATCCCAGTTCACGACGCCCACATTGATGGCGACAAGCCTCTGCTCCTTGCCATCGCGCATCACACCGGCAAGACGAGAGAACCTGCTCGCGTTCTTGTTCTTCGGATCGATGCCGAGAGCCTCCAGATGGCGATAAACAACGTCGCGACGCTCGTTCCATTCCTCCTTGTTCGCCGCTTCAACGCGCACCCACCCATGCAGACTCTTGCCGCCGGAATCGATGACGACAGAGAGCGGCAGCTTGGACTCCTTCAGGATCGTCCATTGCTCGTCCTTCGTCTTGTCATCCATCTCGACCAGCACATGGCGGAAGGCTGACACGCCGGAATCCGAACCTGTCTCATCCAAGCACGGGTTGACCCGTACATACGCGCCACGGCTGTCAGGACCGTTCCACATGGAACTTATGGGCGGCGTAAAATGCTTCTCAATCCATTCGTCGCGCTTGAGGAACGTACCCTTGGACGCTGGCCTACCTTTCCCCTCCTCGTCGCAGATGATGTCATTGCAGATGCAGACAACTTCATCCGGCTCGAAGCAGGCTTTGAGAAAGTCGATGGTTGTAAATCGGCATTCCGGTTGCGGAATTGCTTGGATCTTTTGAACGATGAACTTGCCGGTCGTGGATACCGGCGTTCCGCTCTGTGCGGATAGAAGCCATCCCTTCGGCTTGTCGTGCGTCACGGTCATCGCCTGATTCACCTTGTGGGCCAATTCGTTCGGCTTCCACGGCGGAACGCACTTCGCGTTGTACTCGCTCAGCAGCATCTCCGCGTCGGAGCGTGAAAGCTCGAAGCCGTGAACGAGAGCGGTGGCTACTGCGAAGGTTGTGTTATGACCGCCCTGACCGCTAACGGCACCGGGGGTGTTTCGAAGCCATGCTCGCGCACGGTCGATATTTGAATTGCTCATTCGATTCCAAGTTGTTTTCTCGCGAGTTCCCCAGACCTGCCAAGGTCAGTCTTGGCGATTTCCTGAAGAACAGAATTTGATTTCTCTAATTTCTGAAAAAGGAGAGCAAGCTCTTTGGGAGTCATCAGGTACTTGCTCCATTGCTGGATGGGTATGGAGCGAGACTTGAACTTCGCAAAGAGCTGCTCTTGTGCGGCGATGTAATGGCTAGGGCTTCGCATCTATCGGCGCGAACTTGGCATTGAATTCAGCCTTAGTTCGAACGTAGACCTTTCGCTTTCCCTCACGCATGTAGGCCACGCCTTGCCACTTGGTTTCTCCGATTCGTATCTCTACGTCGTCGGAGAGGAGTTCAACCTGCACCGAGCTTTTTCCTAAGTTCTTGTATCTCATCTTCGGAAGCATCGTCGAGATGGCCTGAACCGCTCGAATGCCAGACTTCATCCACGTTTTGCTGGGGCTTCGGCCTGCTCATCCAACCGCGAAGAAGGGCATACTCGATCAACTGAGGGGCTTCCTTCAACAACTGTTGTCGCGTGATTTCAGATTTCATCAGGTTCGATTCGTTTGCCGCGTCGTCCGCCTGCTCGGCGCATTCCCATTTCGGTTCCGATTTCGTTGGCGAATCCACGGCGAATCAGC